TTCTCTGCTATTAACAACACAGATACCAATCTTTTCTAATTCAGAAATTAAATCTAATGAACTATCTTTTGTTGGTGTGCCTCGTATAAAAACAACCGTATCGTATGGAGAAATTTCAAATCCCTTATCATCATCTAATGCATAAATTGTGTACACACCATTATCATATGATATATGTGTACCACCTATATTTATAGCATAGTGTGGAAGTTGAAGTTTATCAGCCTCTTCCTGTATACGTTTTGCTGTGATTGAATTATCACCATGCTCAACAGAAAGAACAACTATCTTATATTTCTCTTCCTTTGCTTCTGTTATAAATGACTTGAACTTTTCCATCAGGCTTCTTTTTTCTTACCAATATTGTATTTGGTTTCCAATGTCCATTCGTTCTTTTCACGATATGATAATACCTTAATTTGACTTAATGGTGCTACAGGCTCTGCATCACCAAGAACCTTAATTAAACCCCAATCATCTAAAAGTTTTGCAATTGTGTTTCTACGAGCAATATCGTTCTCTGACAGATTAGTTTCTTTCCCATCCAGAGCAAATAATTCCTTGAAATGCACGATAAAATATCGCCCCTGTTTATGAAGTATATGACAGGATTGATATAGTTTTCTTTCTTTTCTGGAAGCAACGCCTATACGAGATAGAGTTTCCCGTACTTTTAAAAAATCATCAGGTTCTTTCAAACTGATTTCAAGCATCTGCTCCTGTGACCACTTAACTTCTTCCATCTCTTCCACCTTTGTTTAATTTTGTTTTTATGGCAGAAATTTGTTCATCATTCAATATATCAAGAGCATACCTAGCTTTTTCATTATTATATCCATAATACTCTTTAACATACTCAAGATTTTTTAATTTCTTCGCCTTCATCCAAGGGGTAAATCTTTTCCTTGGCCTCAGACTATTTATTAAAAAATCAAACTGGAGTTTCTTGTCAAGATAATGTAATTGATTGATTTCATTGACCAACAGAACAGTATCAGGAAACGGTGCTAAACATTTGTTGATGATAAATGGGGGATATTTCTTTTCCCACTCCTCATCTTCCGTATCCATTAAAGGTTCTTTGGTATAATTTATTGCATTAAGATAGTCACGCAGTTCATACATTATCCGACAATACACTTAAAAACAACAATGATTCGTAATTCATAGCAGTGTCGAGAAGTGGGTGCTGCACCATGTGGATGGCGACTACCATGAAAAGCAACCATTCGGTTTCCCTTGTATTTGGTTTGTCCCTCTATCTCCATAGTATCATTATTGTAAATAATTGTTCCACCACCCCACTCTGCTTTCCAATCGAGTCTTGGATAATAAACAAAAGTATATTGTTTTTCTAGTTCAAGAGGCGAATCTGTATCATCATAATGAAGATGAGTTTCTAGGCCAAAAGTTTGACCATTACAATAGATCCTCTCATATTCAGTGATGCCATATTTAGATTTGAAATCCAATTTATTCATTGCATGTTCAAAAATATTATCAGCCCACTCATATCCCCCAGCAACACACTCTTCTTTATTATGTCCCAAAAGTACATGCCAATGTAAATTTGGTTGGCCTGATGCAGAACGATAATCATACTCCCATTTAAGTTTTCTAACCGCATCATTAACTAAAATTGCATTATGCTCTTCTAATGCATTATCATAAATATCTATTTTCATTTAAAAATTGTCCTTCCATTCTCATTTGAATTTTGCTCTCGCCATAACTTCTGTAAGACAGGCTAACATGTTTATTTCTTGATCAGCAACAAACGCTGATTTATATTGGTATTCGCCCAAAACAATAACAACATGAGGAATGCTGGGGCCATCCACATATTCGTACATATTATTATAAATGCTTTTAAGGAGACGTACTGGATCATTATCTAGATTATCCACAACCCACTTTCTAACATTAGTAAATTCTTTATTTTTCATAGAAAGCATGAGTTCTTTGATGTTAACCTCTGATATATTTATAAGTATCCCAGCATCAATTGTACCAGAAACAGAGTATCTTTGAAGTTCGTTTAATATACGCCTCCAATCTGGGAAGTGCTTGTTTATAACTTCAGCAACTACTCTCTTATCGTATTTAACATTCTTCTCTTGCAAAATAGTATCAACCCTCTCAAAAAATTGAGATGCAAGTTTGGGCTTTTCTGAATTTGGAATAGTAAATTCCACCACACCACAACGAGAGTGCAGAGCAGGGATTAGTCTGTTTTTGTAGTTACATGTAAGAATAAACCCACAATTCTTATGAAACTCTTCCATGAACCCTCGTAGGGCTGGTTGAGTTGATTGTGGATTTAGATAGTCTGCTTCATCAAGAATAATATATTTGCGTCCACCATGCAGAGACACAGTAGATGCAAAGTTTTTAATCTTTGTTCGCAGAACATCAATGCCAGATTCCTCTGAACCATTGATCATTATGCTGGTACAATTTAATTCATCAAGAACAGCTTTGGCAATTGTTGTTTTACCGACACCAGGCCCACCTGATAAAATAAGATTAGGTACATCACCCTTTTTAATAAACTCTAAAAAGGTATCCTTTAAATTCTTAGGAAGTATGCATGACTTTACATCTTTGGGCCGATATTCCTCTACCCATAAAAAAGTTTCTGGCATAATATAATTTCCTTAAATCAAGCATCATATGTAGACTCTGGTTCCAGAGCAATAAAATATTCAACATCGACACTTGTGTTTTTAAAATAACTAATTCGGGCAGAAGAAGTGTTTACATCGTAAGAGCCCGGGAGGAGTTTTAAATTCTCAACCTTAAACCAGAATTTATATGGAACATCCTTACCGTCTGAATTAGTAACATCAAGGCCAACTGCATAATCATTTGCGGTAGCGTTCTTTTTATCAGTTACCTTCAAAATTGCTTTACCTATCGACATTGCTTCTAGACACATATCAGGCGCACCAATAACTGCTGCAGCTTTTGTTACATCAGAAAGAAGATGACTAGAAAAACTAAAAGTCACTTCACTGGAAGGCATAGTAATTTCTTTAATTACGGTGGTAACTACAGATGGATCAGAATACCAATACTTTAAAGATTTTCCTTTTACCCCTGTTTCTGTCATTACAACAAAATCATCTCTAAAATTTAAATCAGGATTCTCAAATAAAGATAAGGCTGACAAAAATTCATTCAAATCATAAATTGCAATTGCTTGTGGAAAATCCTCTGTTACTGTTGCTTTTGCAACTATATTTTTCATCGCCGACATTGTGGAAATTTTGTTGCCGGGATTAATTACAAGGTTCTGATTGATTGTTGAAAAATTCTTCAATACCGTCACCGTATCATTACTAAGTTTCATTCACTGTTCTCCAATTCATTAATGTGTAATGCTATAATACCATAATGTATTACCTTTAGCAAGTCCCTTCGGTCCTTACCATTCTTTTTTCCATATCGTTGTGCATACTTGAGTATGTTCCCGATACAAAAACCTTCGCCATGGCCACCGTCAATAATGAACTCTGTGGCCTGAAATTTGTTCTTACTATAATGTTCATTATATGTGGAGTCGATATATGACTTAAGCTCTGTAAGAGCTTTATCCTCACTATATTTGTAATCAATTCCCATATTCTATATAATAAAGGAGAAGGGAATAAAAGTCAATTCCCTTCTCCAATTATTTTTGAGAAATTACTTGACTGTGATTAGTCGAGCCTTTTTCTCTTCTGGAACAACTCTCTCAAGACTAATCAAGAGCATACCGTTTTCCAGTTTAGCATCCTTGACAACAATGTCATCAGCAATCGTAAATTTCCGATCAAACTTTCGATAAGAAATTCCACGATAAAGTTGATTACCATCGTGGTCTTTTTCATTCTCTTTCACAGAACGAATAGAAAGAGTGCCTTCGACAATTTCCACCTCAATGTCCTTCTTGCCGAAACCAGCAAGGGCCATTTCAATTACATAATTATAATCACCTTCCTTTCGGATGTTATAGGGTGGAAACCCTGTAGACGCTGCGTTATTATCAACGTATCGGCTGAGATGATCAAAGATACGATCATATCCTACCGCATAGGGTGTTAGTTTGTTAAAGCCATCGTTAAATAGACTTAGTGCATTGCTTGTAACCATTTTAAATCTCCTTTACTAAGCAAGATTGCATTATGCATCCCATTATGGCGATGCGTTAAGTGGTAGTTTTTTTTGGTTCTATCGGAGAAACTACCAAAACTCCAGTTTTGTGAATGGCCATCCATTCACATAAATAAGGACTTATGAATTGCCTTACTATTATATATAGTAAACTATTTAGGTTAATTAGTCAAGTCCCTTTCGTCATTCACGGTCTGTCGGCCCCGACATCGAAGCTTCTTCTGTCTCTTCTGTCTCTAATTCCAGAGCACCAGCATCAATCTTGGTGTAGAGGTCAAGGAAGGAACTCTTTGTATCCTCATCGAACCTTGCGACACAAAGTTCAATTGCTTTCATCTTATCCCCAAAGATTGCGAGGGCCTTGACAATGTGGTCCAACCGCCGGGTTGAAATCACCTCATCGACTCCACCATCGTAGAAGGTTTTCCGAATAACCTCAGCCCAAGTCACTAGGTTCGTTGCGAATTCCTCATCAACATCACCATACTTTTTCATAGAACCAAGGACAATCTTTTTTTCAGTCGCGCTAGTCGCATAGGGCTGTTCAAGCGTGATTGCAAACCTCTCTAGGAAAGCCTCGTTCAAAATGTTGGTTCCGATAAACCGGCCATCTTCTGAACCCTTACCCTTTGTGTTTGCAGTAGCAATCACATTGAAACCATCCTTGGGAATAACCCACTTGTTAATCTTTTTGAGGTAAACACCTTTACCCTCAAGAACAGGCTGTAACGCAAGCAACTTATTTGAACCTAAATCGCACTCATCAAGGAGCAGGGTGCATCCCCGTTCCATCGCTTCAATGACAGGCCCAGGCATAAACTTGGTCTCGCCATTTACGAGCCGGAACCCGCCGAGCAGATCATCCTCATCGGTTTCGATGGTGATGTTCACCCGAATTAGTTCCTTACCTAATTTAGCGTGAATCTCTTCAACCATCAAGGTCTTACCATTACCAGACAGGCCGGTAATAAAAGCAGGGTAGAACATACCAGATTTCACAACCTTGTTAAGAGTTGCGAAATGGCCCCACTCGACAAACCCTTCAAACTTGGCCGGGACCAAGTTCTGTTTGAACGAACTGGTGGCAATAAGATTTACCGTAGTAACATCTTCACCCGATTCGGTGATGGGAGCATCGTTAGAAGGCCCACCCTCAGAGGGGAGCTTATAATGTCCATAACTATGTTTGAAGTTTGGTTTCATAAACCAAGTTGGGAACGGAACCCCTGCCTTCTCAGCAGATTCCCGAACCTCTTGTTTAGTGAGCACCGCACCATCGCCGAACATCTCGGCGGCAGTGTCAACAAACAGTTTCTTTCGCGGAGACAAGTACATCAAAAAATTTCCTTTCTTTTCATCCTATAGTTAAGCTACCATACGGGAA